CCATTTTTAAACAAACAGGAAAGAAATAAAACATGAGAATACTGGCTTTTAATACAGCACACGATAGTTCTGTATGTAGTATTCATAATGGTAAAATAGAATTTTTTTGTAAAGAAGAAAGACTTGTTAAAATAAAAAAAGCAAAGAATCCTTTCAACTCTTTAGAATTATATAATTCCTTAAACCTTGGAAAAATAAATCACATACTTTATCATACGCCATCTAATGATGAACCCGATGCGTTCTCATCATATAAAACCTATATTCATAAAAAATTTAATATTGAGATGGAAAATTATTCAGCATTATCTCACCATAAATGTCATGCAGCATTAGCTTATTATAATAGTGGTTTTAAAAGTGCTCTAGTGTTTGTAGTAGACAGAAATGGAAGTATCTTTTTTATAGATGATAAAGGTATGGCTAGAGAAAGTGAATCTGTTTTTGTTTGTGAAGAAGATATAAAACCTATCTATAAGAATTTTTGGAATGTGCCGGACCAAGAAAATAATAGGCAGAATATTTTAGATGTGACTACGGCTTATTACCCTGATTGTAAAGTAACAGTTAAAAGTAATGTAGGTATTGTAAAAGTTTATGAAGCTGCCACCACTTTAATTGGTCAGCATCCTTTAGAGAATGGTAAGACTATGGGTCTATCGGCCTACGGTATAAGTGCAAATTATTTTACTGATAAACATAAACTGTTTCTAGATGGCTCTCCTATTACTAATAAATTTATTCATCTTAGTAACAACGATCGACTTACATGCTTTTATAAAGAGGAGTCAAAGATTACAAAGAAAATTACAAAAGATAATTATTCACATTACGCTAATAAAGCAAAGTTAGTACAGTTAGAAACGCAAGTAGAAGTAGGAAACTTAATTGCTGAATATGTTAATAGTACTGGGATCCACAATGTCTGTATTGTAGGTGGGTATGGTCTTAATGTAGTAGCTAATCAATATTATTTAGAAACTATACCTAATGTTAATTTTTACTTTGAACCAGTGGCAGATGATACTGGTATATCTATTGGTGCAGCTATGTTAAAATGGAGAGAAGTTACTAAAACTAATCCAGTATCGGTTAAAGATAACTTCTATCATTATTATAAAAAAGAAAAAACAAAGATACCGGGAAAGATTACGACGACCCTAGAAGTTTGTAAGCTACTAGAAAAGAAAAAAAGTGTTGCTATATTTGACGGGAATCCCGAAGCAGGGCCCAGGGCTCTTGGTCACAGAAGTATCCTCTTTGATGCTCGAGTTAAGAAGGGAAAGGATATAATAAATAAAATAAAACAAAGAGAGTGGTATAGACCTTTCGCGGGGGTTATTTTAAAAGAGTTCCTTTATAAACACTTTGCTAAACTCCCTGTACAAAAATCTCCTTATATGACCATTAATTTTCAATGTAACACTCCTTCTTTATTCCCAGCAATTGTCCATAAGGATGCTACGTCTAGACTTCAAACAGTAGACAAAGGTGAGTTATTTAATATCTTGTCCCTATTTAATAAGAGAAATAACTGTCCAGTTCTCCTCAACACTAGCTTTAATTTAGCAGGACAACCCCTTGTTCATACTGTAGATGATGCTATAAATGTTTTTAAAAATACTAAATTAGATGCGATTTATTTCGTACAGCAAGGAAAGCTGTTAAAAAAGTAAAAAATATAATATAGTGTGTAAATCATGTTACAAAAAATAGGATTTTTACCAGGATTTAATAAACAAATAACCTCTACAGGTGCGGAAGCCCAGTGGACCGGAGGGGAAAATATACGTTTTAGATATGGCACCCCTGAAAAAATAGGAGGCTGGTCTCAATTAGGGGATAAGTCTTTAACAGGAGCCGCTCGAGCTCTCCATCAAATGGTTAATAAAGAGGGAATTAAGTATGGTATTATAGGAACCAATAGAATTTTATACGCTTACACGGGTGAAGCCTATTATGATATCCACCCAATTAAAACTGACTTTGGAGCATTAACTGGCAAACTAGCTTCTACTTCAAGCTCTGCTATTCTTACAATTACTTTATCTACAACTACAGGAATGACGGCAGGAGATATTTTATTTCTTGAAAATGTTACCATTCCTACAGGGTCTGGTTATTCTGCTTCTGATTTTGATAATAAAACTTTTATGATAACTGAAGTAGTAAACTCTACATCAGTTACTATTACTATGGGTTCCACCGCAGACGCAACCGCTACAGATGGAGACCTTTCTGTTAAGTGGTACTATCCAGTAGGACCAGCTGAACAGGTTGGTGTTTTTGGATGGGGTATATCTCAATGGTCTGGAACAGTAACCTCTCCTCAAACCACAACTTTAAATGGGGCCATCACCGATGCTTCTGCAACGGCTGGTATTACACTAACCAGTTCAATAGGTTTTCCTACTAGTGGGACTAGTGAAATAAGAATAGATACAGAGGATCTTAGTTATACTGGAATTAGTTCAAATGTATTAACTGGAGTTGTTCGAGAAATTAATGGAACAACAAAAGCTACACATGCTAATGGAGCGACCGTTACAAACATTACCGGCTATAGTGCATGGGGACAGGCCTCTTCTACAACTGATAAAGTTGCAGAGCCTGGTCTATGGTCCTTGGATAATTTAGGAAGTACTCTTTTAGCTTTAATTTTTAATGGCGCTGTATTTGAATGGGATTCAGATTTAAGTAATGCAACCGCAACAAGAGCAACAATTGTTAGTGGTGCACCAACAGCATCAAGAGATATGTTAGTCTCTACTCCTGATCGTCACTTAGTTTTATTTGGAACAGAAACCACGATTGGAGACACCACAACCCAAGATGATATGTTTATTAGATTCTCTTCTCAAGAGGATATAACCGACTGGACACCCACAGCTGTTAATACCGCTGGCACACAAAGACTGGCTGCTGGCTCACGGATCATGGGAGCTAAGCTAGGAAGAAATGCACTTTATGTATGGACGGATACCTCGTTATTTACCATGAGATTTGTCGGAACTCCTTTTACATTTGCTTATGAACAGGTAGGTACTAACTGTGGACTGATTGGAAAGAATGCATCTGTCGAAGTAGATGGTGCTGCGTACTGGATGTCTGATAACGGTTTCTTTAGATTTACTGGTAAACTAGAATCGATGGATTGCTTGGTTGAAGATTATGTTTATGATGATATTAACACTACTTCAAATCAATTTATCTATTGTGGCATTAATAACTTGTTTGGAGAGGTGATGTGGTTTTATCCAACTTCTGGTTCCAACGTAGTAAATAGATGTGTGATCTATAGTTATTTAGATTCATCTCCCTCTAGACCTATTTGGTATACTAATGCCAACTCACTTTATCCTAGAACCACTTGGGTAGACTCAGCTGTTTTTGGTTTGCCCCATGCTACATCCTATGATGCAGGTACCGATACTTGTGATACAGTAGGAAACACGGATGGAATTTCAATTTACTATGAACACGAAACAGGTCTAAATCAAATTAAAGGAGGAGTGACTGCTGCTATTCCTGCTAATATTCTTTCTGGAGATTTTGATATTACTCAAGATCAAAAACAAGGAATTACATTTAGAGGAGATGGAGAATTTATAATGAGGGTTAGTAGATTTTTACCCGATTTTATAACTCAATCTGGAAACACAATAGTTGAATTAGATTTAAGAAATTTCCCCAATCAAACAGCAGCTAGTTCTAGTTTAGGACCTTTTACTATTACGTCTGCAACTAACTATCAATCTTGTAGAGCAAGAGGGCGATCGGTTGCAGTAAAAATATCTAACACTGCAATAGATTCTGATTGGAAGATGGGAACTTTTAGGTTAGATGTACATGCAGGAGGAAGAAGATAATGGCCAAGATAGTACAATCATTAACCCGAGCAAGCGATGAGTATAACGCAGACGTATCACACTCTTTAGTAAGAGATTTAGATGCTGTTCTGGAGAAATTAAACACAACGTTTCAAGAAGAATTAAAACAGGAGATAGAAGCTAAAGCCTTCTTTTTAGATTAATGGCAGTAGTAAACCAATACGACTTTGTAGGAATAGATAATAATACCAGCAATGGAGAACTTAATCCTTTTGGTGCAGGTAATCCTTTAGTCAGTGAGACGTATGTTATCAAATCTATACTGGTTACTTCTGCAGGAACACCCAGTGTAACCGTTACTAATAATGCTTTCACAGCTATTAAAACAGCAGCTTTAACGGCCAATACAACAGTGGAATTATTAACCCAACCGCTAATAGTAGTAGGGGGTACAACCCTTACAATTAAAGCAGGTAGCGCAGACTCCTTTGATTTTGGAGTTAGCTATCTAAACATCAAAAAAGAGGTAACAACATAATGCAAGTACTAGAACCCAAAGAAATAATCACTACTCTTTCTAACAAGAAGACGGGGGAGATATATAAGGACGAGGAAGCTTTAAAGGCTGCCAATATCCCAGAGGAGGATGTGCAAAGAGATGTCAGAGTAATCATGCCACCCCTTGATTTGTTTTCAAAAACAAAGTAGTATAATAAACCCAGGAGAAATACCTGCTCTTTAACCTTAAACACACGGATAATTATGGCTATAACAGATATTAACATTTCAGAAC